AAAAAATGCAGGAGAAAGTTTCTTTAAGATTGTTAGATGATGCTAGGAATGGTATAAATAAATTATCTACCTATCTAAGGGATATAAACTTTAATGAAACTGAAATTAACGAGAAAACTGGGGAAATTCGTCCTAAACATGATATTAAAAAATATGCAGACACTATTAGACAGATTCCTGCTATACTAGATGCGTTAAAACAACTTGAAGATACTGTTAAGAAGGAACAGGAGGCTGAGAAAGGCTTAAGAGGAGGAAGAAAGAAAGGAATGTATGCAGATGGAGGCAAATAGTAGTATAATTGAAACAAACTATACTCAAACTAGTATAAATCCAGAGTTACTCAAGATGCTAGATGATAAATCTATTGGAGAATTCCATGAGATTCTTGAGAAGATTATACTAGCTAAGAATATGATTTCTCCTACTAGGAGAAAAGCATTAGATATACCAAAGGATAAGAAAGGTAGAATAATAGTTGACTTAGAAAATCTCCATGTATTAGAAAATATGGAGTATTTTATTGAGGCGGCTAATCATTTTAGAAAATTTAAGTGCTATACTAGATTATACCCAAACTCTAATCCAAACAGTGAGTATAAAAAATTCTGGGATGAGGAGAAAAGAAGGTGTATTGAAGGTTATATAAGAGAGTCAGATGGAGAATGGATACCAGGATATTACTATTTTTATTTAAACTATTCTCCTATTCTAAAAGTTGAGGAAACTGAGGACTTATCAGATATTATAGATAACTTAGATTCTGGAATAAGAGCAGATAGGGTAGAAGATTTTCCTGATATTTGGGATGGGGATTACTTATTCTTTCATTATATTGAACAATCTGAGCAAGAAGGTAAACATGGGACTGTTCTTAAGACTAGGGGTAGAGGATATTCCTTTAAAGGAGGGTCTATGTTTAGTAGAAATTACTTTCATGTTGATGGTTCAAAATCTTACGCCTTTGCTTCAGAAACAGAGTATTTAACTAGAGATGGTATTCTTACTAAAGCTTGGGCTAATATAAACTTTGTAGATAACTATACTCCGTTTACACAGCCTAGGGATTACAAAGACACTGAAATGCACAAAAGGGCTTCTTATAAAGATACGGACAATAAAACTGAGAAAGGGATAATGTCTGAGGTTATTGGAGTTACTTGTAAAAATGACCCTCAAAAAGGGAGGGGAAAGAGGGGAAAATTACTATTCTTTGATGAGAGTGGTGTATTTCCAGGACTCTTACAAACTTGGCAAATTGCAAGAAAATCTGTAGAGCAGGGTAGATATGTATATGGTTTTATGGTCACTACAGGTACAGGAGGTACTGAAAATGCAGACTTTGAAGCTGCTGAAAAATTCTTTTATCACCCTTCTGGGTATAATATAAAGAGTCTAAAAAATATTTTTGATAAGGTAAATGGTAATGGAACTTGTGGACTATTTATTCCTGAATATTTAAATAGACAGGGATGTTATGATGAGAATGGAAATTCAGATGTAGTAAAAGCTCTTATAGAAATTCTTCTTCAGAGAGAAAAAGTTAGAAATAATACTACAGATAGCGTCACTCTTTTACAAGAAAAAGCTGAGTCTCCTATTACACCACAAGAAGCATGTTTAAAGAAAGAGGGTAGTATATTTCCTGTATTAGACATAAAAGAATATCTAGCATCTATCTACCCATCACTAGATATGTTTGTAAAGTCTCATTATGTTGGAGATTTAGTAATGGATATAGATGGAGAAGTAAAGTTTAAAATGGATAGTAGTAAATTTCCTATAAGGAGTTTTCCAATAAAATCCGATACTGATAAAAGAGGAGCTGTAGAGATATTTGAAATGCCTAAAAAGATATCTGATGAGTATAGATACATTTTAGGCGTTGATACAATAGACGACGATCAAGTAAAATTCTCAGTATCATTAGGTAGTGCAATTGTATTTGATAGATGGACTAGGAGAATAGTTGCTGAATATACAGGTAGACCTGATATGGTAAATGACTTTTATGAGATTGTATATAGGCTAAGTAGATTCTACAATGCTAAAATAATGTATGAAAGTAATAAAAAAGGACTATTTGGATATTTTGCCAATGTAAGAAGGGCATTAACTATGTTAGCAGATACCCCAGAATTTCTATCAAATAAGCAGGTTATAAGACAACCTAGTACAATATCAAATGCTTCTAAAGGGATAAATAACTCTGGAAACTCAGAAAATTCTATAAATCCTTGGGGAAGAAGATTACAGGCAGATTGGATGATAAGTCCTGCTTATGTAGAGAATGCAGAAGAGAATGATGAAAATGCTCCTAAACTATTAAACTTACATAAAATAAGAAGTATTGCTTATTTAGAAGAATGCAGAAGTTGGAGTCCTGATATAAATGTGGATAGAATTTCTGCAATGAATATGGTAATGATATATGATGCAGAATTACAGAAATATGAAACTGGAGTCAGAAAAGAGAAGATTAAGACTCTTGCAGATGATCCATTCTTTAATAGACACTATAGAGGTAAAAGGTTAATGGGTTCATATCCAACAAAAAAAGAATTTAAGCTATAGGAGAAGGTAAAATTAATTGGATTGGTAACATAATACGTTTAAATTTGTATGATAAATTTGCTATAAATGGCTAAGAAAACAGATAATCCGCTAGGTACTCCGCTAAGTCCTACATACTTTCCAGCACAGAAAAGAACTGATAAAGAGAAGACTGCGCAGTTCTATAAAGACTGTGTTAATGCTGGGTTAACCCTGGCTAACTGGAATACTAATAATGTTGGGGCTACTGGAGTAAGGACTAGTAGGAAGAATAAGGTTATTAATTATAAACTGTACAACGATATAGTTGATAAAAGGGAGATGGAAAGGGTTGTTAATCCATTAGGATTAGAGGATGTAGACTTTCCAGCAACCTATAAGAACTATCCTCTACTTAATCCTAGTATAAACTTACTAGGTGGTGAGGAGAGGAATAGAATATTCTACCCAATGGTTACAGTTATCAACAGTGATGCTGTTACTAGTAAGCTACAGGATATTGATGCTGCATTCACTGAGTTCTATATCCAGAAGTTAACTCAAGGGGCTACAGATCAGAATAAACTACAGGCTGATATACAGAAGTTTGCTAGATGGTCCAAGTATACCTATAAGGATAAGAGAGAGAGAATGGCATCCCAAGTGCTTAAATATCTATATCATACTCAGGATTTAGCTGAGGAGTTTAGTAGAGGATTTAAGGATGCTCTGATTGGTGGAGAGGAGAT